GCCTGCCCTTGCCTACGGCAATGACCTTTTCCAAGGTCAGAGCTTGCCAACAATGATTGCAATGACTTCGGATATTGTCACCGCCCTTGGCGGGATGGTGCCGCCTAATATGCGCCACCTTTATCTTGACAATTTTTGGCTACGCCTTGGAACTGATTTGGGCAAAATCACCTATTGCCCTGAAATCATAATTGAACATTGCCATCCGCTAATCGGTAAAGCTGAGATGGATGAAGGTTACAAAACCGTTAATGCTGCTGAGGTTTACACCGCAGACAGAGATGCCTTCAACAACTTCATCAATTCTTTTATGTATAAGCAACTTCTTGAGGCGCTTAGATGAAGATTCTGATTACCGGTAACGCGGGCTTTGTTGGTCGCGCTTATCACCGCGCCTTTGGCGATCAACACGATATAACAGGAATTGACATTGCCAACGGCATTGATGCCCGCGATTTTTTTGCTAAAGATGACACACACTTTGACCTTGTTATTCACCTTGCGGCAGTAGTCGGGGGCAGAGCCACCATCGAAGGTAATCCCTTGGCAGTTGCCACCGACCTTGCTATTGATAGCGATCTCTTTCAATGGGCGCTTAGAACCCGCCCGAACAGAATCATTTATTATTCTTCATCGGCTGCTTATCCTGTTTATTTACAGACAGGTGAAATGCCAATTATGTTGGAAGAAAAAGACATTGATTTAAGCCAAATCCGCACCCCCGATTTCAGCTACGGTTGGGCAAAATTATCGGGCGAGATGTTGGCAATGTATGCAAGGCGCGAAGGTTTGAAAGTAACAATCCTGCGCCCGTTTAGTGGCTATGGTCAAGACCAAGATTTGGATTACCCTTTCCCGTCATTTGTTAGCCGTTGTTGGAATCAAGAAAAAGAGTTCAAGATTTGGGGCAGCGGCAAACAGGTTCGGGATTTCATTCATATTGACGATGTGGTTGAGGGCAGTTTAGTAGCTGCGCAAAATGATGTGGAAGTTATGAACCTTTGTTCAGGCGTTCCCGTCAGTTTCATTGAACTTGCCGAGATGATGATGGACATTAGCGGGCATCGGGTGCCGATTGTTACCGATGAAACCAAGCCCGTTGGTGTAATGTTCCGAGTTGGCGAGCCAACTAATATGCTCAAGGTGTTTACGCCAAAGATTTCGCTTGAAGAAGGAATTGCTCGAAGTTTTCAGATTTAGTGCGTTCACCGCACCCCCAAGAAAGAACCCCCAACAGCCGTTCCTGTTGGGGGTTCTTTCGCCTTTTAATTAGGCGTAATCTTTCAAGTAAGCAACAATGACTTCGCTTATATTTTTGCCTTCGCTTTCAGCTTTCTCTTTGGCTTTACGCCATAGTTCCTCATTGATTCGAATTGAGCGTTGCGGTGTAACCATTACAGACCGCCTACGCACTTGACGGCATCGCCCCAACAATAACCTTCAGATGTCCACCAAAGGTTCTTTGCGATCTCAATTACTAACCAAATGCCAACGATGATGAAGGCAGTTCTAACTAAACGCCATTTGCGAGTCATTCTCATTTTACTGCTCCCAATTCTTTTAGAGTATTGCGCATTTCAACTAACTTAATGATTGATTGGCAAAGTGCCAAATCTATTGTTTCAAAGGTTGCATTTTGTAAATCAAATCCTGTTTCAAGGGTTTGGTTTACTTCGGCAACGCCTGTTGTGAGGTCAAGGTAAAGCGATTTCATTGCAGACATTAGGCGACCGACTTTACTTTTAGATAGATGTCAGATTCGCGCATTGGTGCGCCAAGATATGATTCAACTTCGCGATAACAAGAACGGCAACCTGTGTATCCATCGCAACCTTTTGCGGTGGCATTACAGCAAGCAGTTAATCCCAACAAAGTTCCTACAAATGATGCTTCAGTTTCACGAACAATTAAATTGCCAAATTCGTCAATACCAAGCAAATCACTAACTGCCCATTTATTAACTAAAATGTATTCATTATTTTCAAGCACAACACGCACTCTGCGTTGTTTTGTAGTCATTACGCGCCTACCAATACAAGTTGTTTTGATTGTTGCATTTCAATCATCCATTCAACTGCCAACTCAACTGAATCTGCATAATCTGCGTTGATGTGTTCTTGAGTCCAATGAGTTTTATCTGCGTGTAGAGTGTAGAAATCCATAATCATTTTTGATTCTTCAGGATTCTGCCAAACATTGCCCTCTGCCCAACGAACTGCCAAACCACCGCCATCACCTTTATCTTCAAGATGTGCAATAAGTTTGTTGTTGCGATAAAGATTTGCAGTAAGTGCAACGCCATTACTCATTTCAAATTGCTTGATGCTTTTTATTTGATATTTCATTATGCACCAAACTTTCTTGTGTAGTTGTGTTCCATTACTTTGTGTGAATCAACATCTGATTGAACTGATGACTTAATTGCGCCACCTGTTTTTGATTCCCAACCGCAAGAGCAAGTTACATCCCAAGCATTGTGAATGAAACCTTTATTGTTGCGCATTTTTGAACCATCAGTAAAAACCGCAAACCATTTGATTTGCACTTTTTCATTTGTTGGAACTAATTTCATTTTGAGCCTTCTTTCTTTGGGGCCGTTCCCCATAAGAGAAAGATAGCACCTATCACGACATAGATGTCAAGACACGCAGGCAAATTGGGGGCAATTTTCCGCCTGCCCACGCCTGTTACTCACCCCACAAATACCCCTCAAACGGGTAGAATTGCCCCCTATGACCACAATTGCAGGCTATCAGGGCAAAGGCTTTGCCATCCTTGGAGCTGACAGCCAAATCACCGATGGCGATAAACGCATCATTTCGCCTTCAACGCCCAAAATCGTCAAGGTCGGCAAGTACCTTTTAGGTGTCTGCGGGGATTGCCGCCCCGGTGATGTGCTTATGTATTCTTGGAAACCGCCCCTATACGATGGCACCGACCCTGTTGGGTTTATGGGTAAAAAGGTCATCCCAAGCATCATCAAGGCGTTCAAAGATAATGGCTATGATTACCAAAAAGAAGGCGCAAGTTTTGCCTACCTGCTCGCCTTTGCTGGCAATATCTTTGAAATTGGCAATGATCTAGGCATCTCCCAATCAATTGATTTCACCTACGGCATTGGGTCGGGTAGCGCGTACGCCCTTGGCTACCTAACTTCAATGGCAGATGTTTATGGCGAAGCAGTTGGCGAAACACTAAACATTGACACCGCCACCAACGCCATCAAAACTGCCCTAGTGCTTTCAGCTAAGTTTGATGTGAACACTTCGGCACCTTTTCAGGTTGAGATTCAATTTAGCCGTTAGCGTGTCGCGAACCCGTTTATGGTGTAGCGTGTGTCACCCTTGACCTTGAACGGAAAGGAAAACGCCAAATGTATTGGTTAGCTCTTGTTGTAACAATTATTTGCATCATTTCTATTGTTGGCATCTTTGCTAACAATGAAGGCGAGATTTAATGTCTAAAGCCAAAGCAAAGGGAACCTCAGCGGAAACTGCCGTTGTCAAATTCTTAATTGATAACGGATTTCCCTACGCCGAAAGAAGGGCGCTAAATGGCGCACTTGATCTTGGCGATATTACAGGAACCCCTGCCTTGGCGTGGGAAGTTAAGAATCACAAAACATATAAGATTCCTGCTTGGTTGAAAGAAACTGAGTTGGAAACAAAGAACGCTAAAGCTGATTTTGGCGTTCTAGTTGTAAAACCTAACGGCGTTGGAACTATCAACACCGCGAATTGGTGGGCGATTATGTCGCTAGAACAAATGACCAATTTACTTCGAGATGCGGGCTACGGAACTAGGAGATGAACTTTGACATTTTCAGCGATTCACCAAAGTTCCGAGAAGCCCAATGTGCAAAAGTTGAGGATAAAGATTATTTCTTTCCAGATACAAAGCACGATGAGGCAGAACGCCTGCCCCGACTCAAGCAAATCTGCGGGAGTTGTATTCATAGAGAGGAATGTTTGGAGTACGCACTTGACAAGCGAATTGTTTACGGATTTTGGGGCGGGTACACAGCCGACCAACGGCGAAGTATCAACCGCAAAAGCCGGCGAACCGTAATATCTAAGAAAGCACTTATGATTCATCAGATGTTATGGGAAAACAAAAGCGCCCACGAAATTGCCATCAGCGTTGAATGTTCGAGCCAATATGTTTACAAGGTTTCGGCTTCACTTGCGAAGGCAGCTAGAGAAGGAGCAATCCAATCAGACCAGCAGACAAAAGAATCATCCGCAGACTCGCCCTTATTGTGGTGGTTAGCGCGATGACTTCACTTATGGTTCAAGCAATAAATCCGACACCAGCCATCCCTGAGTTGGTAATCTACAAAGAGCGCCCGCCTTTGATGCAGGTAAATCACAAAGAACTCGCCCGCGAGTTACTTACAGCAAAAGACTTCAAATGTTTTAACGCACTTATGGTTCGTGAATCACATTGGAAGAATAAAAAGAATCCAACAAGTTCAGCCGAAGGGGTTGGGCAATTGTTAGATTCTACTTATGAAAACCTTGGGCTAAAGCGGAGTAAATCCGAAGTTGCCCAAACCGTTGCTGCCCTTGCTTACATCGGCAGAAAATATGGTTCAGGCGGCCCCTGCGCTGCCTGGGCAAAATGGAAAAAAGACAAATGGTACTAAAAAACTTTGGGGGTTAAAGTGACCGTTGAGATAGAAAAAGGCATCGTTGATTTTGATGCTGATACAAATGCGTGGCTTGAGCAATATAAAGCTGCGTTGTTAAAGATTAAGGAATGGACAGAGGTTGCAGACATTGCCCGTTCACACTTGGAATCCGCCCTTGGCGATGCCCAAGTTGGAATGTTTGGCAACCGCCCTGTCATTCGTTGGTCAATTGTTGAATCAAAGCGATTTGATACTAAGCGGGCGCGAGAAATCCTGCCTGCTCAAGTAATTGATTTGCTCGAAGTTGTTTCAACAACCCGCCGATTCACCGTTGTAAGAGATGACGAATAAGCGATGACCTTTGCACCTTTGAACACTCCAAGTAAGGCATTAGCCATTGAACTTGGCGAGATTATTACCCAAGCGGGTATTTTCTCGCCCCGTTCGCAGCAGGTTTACATTGGCCCTAGTGAAGTGGGTCAAGAATGTACCCGCAAGTTAGCCTACAAATTACTTGATTGGGATAAGGTCAATGAATCAAGTGGGGGCAATTGGGCAGCTCAGGTTGGAACTGCCATTCACTCACACTTAGAGGGCATCTTTGCAAAGTTTCCTGATCGTTTTGAGGTCGAGAGTAAGGTCAAGATTCGTGCCAATCTTTCCGGGACAGTTGATCTCTACGATAAGGAAAACGGAATTGTCATTGATTGGAAAACAACCTCACCTGCGAATGTAAAAGAAAAACGCAGTTCAGGTGCAACCCAACAACAGATAATTCAAGTTATGTTGTACGCCTACGGCAAGGCGCAAGAAGGTCACGATGTTAAGCAAGTGGGATTAGCCTTTCTCCCAACTGGCGGCCAAATATCGGATATGCACCTTGAATTACACCCATATAACGAGCAAATTGCCGTAGGCGCACTTCAACGCCTAGATAATGTTTACGAGCTTTTATCAACAGTTGATGTTGAGAAATCACCTTCAATGTGGGCAGTTATTCCTGCGGTACCATCGCGGAATTGTAATTACTGCCCCTACTTCAGACCATTTAGCACCGATTTATCGGTTGCCTGCAATGGAGATACGGAAGCCAAATAATGTGCTGCACCGATGGTTGCGCCTGCGGGATGCCGGCAAAAACAATCAATGACATCGCAAAAGAGTTGGCTGAACTATCACCACCAATAGAGTTGGAAAACCAACAACCAAGCAACACCCAAACAGAAACGGGGGATGTCAAATGACATTCAGCGCACCAAGTAGTTCCACCGAAAGTGTCAAAGTAGCTGACCTTGCCGGTGCTTTGTTAATCATCGAACCAATTGAATACAAAGTAGGGATTCAAACAGTTCACGGCGAAACTGATGCAATTGAAGTAAACCTTGTTGATCTTGACAATAGCAAAACTTACAACAATGTTTTGTTCTTCAATGTCGCACTCAAGAACGCACTCAAGGCAAAGGTTGGGCAGAAAGTTCTAGCTCGCATCGGGCAAGGCGTTGCCAAGCCAGGTAAGTCTGCGCCTTGGATTCTTAACGATGCCACAGGCGATGTCGCAGCAGTTGCCAAGGCAAATGCTTTCATTGGCGGGGCGAATACCCCTGCCCCTGCGGTGATTGATTCACCTGCGGGGATTACACCTGAAGTTGCCGCATTGTTGGCACAATTAGGCGCACAACAGAAATAAACTAAATCTCCCCGTTTTAATGTCGTTGGCGGGGAACGAAATGGCAGGTTTGCGTTGGCGGGGGGAAGCGCCTTCAGTTGGTTCGATTCCAACCATTTCACTAGCTTAACAATTTAGGGGGAAATGTGAACGAACGCTTTAACTTATTTGAGGGCAACTGCCTTGAGGTAATGAAAACAATGGATTCTGATTCAATTGACTCCATTGTCACCGACCCACCGTATGAGCTTGGATTTATGGGCAAGAGTTGGGATTCATCAGGCATTGCTTTCAATGTTGCCGTATGGCAAGAGGCGTTGCGCGTTCTCAAGCCCGGCGGTCACTTGATTGCCTTTTCAGGCAGTCGCACCTATCACCGAATGGCAGTTGCGATTGAAGATGCGGGCTTTGAAATTCGTGATCAGATTATGTGGGTTTACGGTTCAGGTTTTCCTAAGTCGCACAACATCAGCAAGGGCATTGATAAAGCGGCAGGTGCAGAGCGTGAGGTTATTAAAACAGGTTTTGCTTATGGAATTTCAGTTGGTCAAGAAGCGCAGGGTTATCGCCCCGCAGATTATGTTTCAAAACAACTTTCAGATGTTGCGATTACAGATGAAGCGAAGCAATGGCAAGGCTGGGGCACTGCACTAAAACCCGCGCACGAACCGATGGTGTTGGCGCGTAAGCCGTTGATCGGCACCGTTGCCAACAATGTGCTGACCTTTGGCGTTGGCGGGTTGAACATTGACGGTACAAGGGTTGGTACCGATGACAATTTAGGGCGCGAGGTTTATCAAACTCAAAGTTGGAAAAATACAAGCACTGCTGGCGTGGGCAGTGTTAATGATGACTGGAAAATAGGTCGCTTCCCCGCCAACTTCATTCACGATGGCAGTGACGAAGTTGTGGCGTTGTTTCCTGATACTGGCAAAAGTGGCGTAGCGGTAAATCGCAATCGCGTAGGAATTAAACCGAATGAAGTTTACGGAAGTTGGGGAAATCTAAATGAAGATGTTGGCTTTGTTGACAGCGGCAGCGCCGCCCGATTCTTTTATTGCGCGAAGGCAAGCAAGAAAGATCGCAATGAGGGGTTGGATGGGTTTGAGTCACGGCAGGTTTTTGGTGATGAAGGTGGAACTTATCAAGGCTTGAGTAATAGCAAGCACCCTGACAGAAACCACCACCCAACCGTCAAACCAACATCGCTGATGCAATACCTAGTGCGCTTGGTGACACCGCCAAATGGCATTGTGCTTGACCCGTTCCTTGGTTCAGGTTCAACGGGCAAAGCTGCGATGTATGAAGGATTTAACTTTGTTGGAATTGAACTTACGCCCGAATACTTGCCAATTGCTAAGGCGCGGATTGAATTTGCCTTGAAAGATAAAGAAGGCGAGTTAGACTTTGACCCGCGATAGCCTTGAGGGTGCCATCGCCTTTGCGTTGTGGCGGTCTTATGAGGAATCGTTGCCTGACACGCCTTGGCGAATGGCGAAGGTGATTGCTGCGATATTAAGGAAAGAAGGCTACCTTGCCAATAATTGATTACAAATGCCCAAAATGCGAAGTGGTAATGCCAATCTTTTGCAAGGTTGATGAAGCTGAGATGGATTACAAATGCAGCAATTGTGAGATAGCGATGGAACGGGTTTGGGCGGCACCTGCCGTTCATTTTAAGGGAACGGGTTGGGGGAAAGATTGATGGTAAAAGAAATCAGAATCAAAGATGGCTTGTTTATGTCATTTGGAACGCGCAAAGGTTTCGGCTTAGGAATTGTGATTGATAAATGGACACTATCAATTGACATCGGCATCTTTTGGATGGCGTTGGAGTGGTAAAGGGATAATGTTGGCAACTTGCGGTGATGGTGTAATGGAAACACGGCAGGTATTCCAACCTGCAAATGGCGGTTCAATTCCGACCTCATCGCTCCACTTGATTAAGTCATTTGTAGTTG